AGAAGGAACCTGGAAATCTTCTCTCCAAGCTCCTCTATAAGAAACTGTACCAACTGTACTTTCTATGAAATCAGCTGTAGCATTTTCCCATGTATCATTTGTTGCATGTGTCTCATATAATGCTATGACAGAAAAGCTTAATCCTCTGACTATAGCACCCCATTCTTCATCTACCATATCTTGGCCGATTGTGCTATTGAACTTAGCTGTATACGATAGTCCTGTGTTAGGATCCGTGAATGTTTTTAGGTTCAGAGCCTCTATTGTCTCTATCATTAAACTATCTAATGTCTGGAATGTTCCTATATCGCAATACAGCCACACTTCTAATGTTCTTTGGAAGCTTGTTGGATCTCGTCTTGATGTATCGGCTCCTTGCACCACTACAGCATATGGTTTCTCGGTTGACTTCCTAGGGACATTTGGTTCATAGCAATCTTTTAGAGTGATTACATTGTCTAGTATTTGTTTTCTTGCTCCTGCTCTCATTTAATCACCCCAATTTTACTCATTTGACCACCAGTTTATGATGTTTCTCTCCAGCCTTGCTTTATTGCCCCTTAATGTATCTTCTAATAAAGGTCTTGGTTTAGTACCTGGATGATTTACTTTTTTTGTTCTTACAAACTGACCATTGACTCGAAATTGTAAAAACGGCTTTTTCTTAGGCTTGATTACATGAGGCGGAGTACCTTCTTCCAGATACTTGCCATATTTAACGCCATGAGATAAATAAAGAGTTAAATCTCTACCTCTACCTTCTACTCCTGCATGAAGTGCTTGAGTTGCATGATTAGTATTGGTTTTCCAATATCTTGGATTTGCATTTCTTTTTGCTTCTGATTCAACTATTCCAGCAAAGTCTAATAAAATTGTATGCATCCCTGCTACTTTATCTGTTAAATACCTATTAGCATTATCGCTTATACCCATGTTAGCTCACCCTCTTTAATTCACATTGGTACCCACAGATTTCCCCTTTCACTATTTGCGGATACACAGCTACAATTTCCATTCTCCCATAAGGTGAGTCAAATTCAATTTTTTCATTTGACGCATCTTTTAAGTCAGCCATATAGTCTGCTAGCATGCCATATTTTTTACTCGTATCAGCAGTACCTTTTGTGTCGCTTATAGATGAAACCTCTGAATTTCTTTGCTGGAAAATCCTCACATTTAAAGTCTTAGATATATCATCAATTGACCATGCACCCTCCACAATCTTTCGAGTAGATAATCTTATAGTTATCTCTGTAGGGCTTTCTTCTATGGCGTTGATAATATCTTGCTTTCTTCTTTCAGGCGAAACCATTATAATCCCACCTCTGCACTAGACTTTAAAATAAAGCTTCCTACAGATTTATTGCATGTGCATTTTGATTTGAAATAGGCTGCGTTTCTTAATGCAGCTTTAATCTGATCATCTACGCTAGCTTTTTCATATGTTTCTGTGCCAACAGTATATCTTTTAGTTTCTTGTAAGTTTAGTCTAGTTGCAATTAAACTCCACCCTTCTGCTACAGCACAATATAAACATTCTGCTTCGTCGAGGAGCATTTGTAGTTCCTCTGGAGAGAATATTTTCCCTTCTTTATCGTTTAGATAAAGTTGTAATTTTGCTATATCATCCATTGGGAACCCTCCTAAACTAAAAGAGATAATGCCTATCAAAAGACATTATCTCAATGTGATTTCTTGAACATTTTCTTCGACTGCTGCAAATACTCCTCTATAACAGTATGCTACAATTTGCTCTTCTATCAATCTAGAAACATCTTTATTCCCAGTTTCAACAGTGTAGTCTTTCTTAATAAGCTCTTTAAATCCTCTCTTAGGTCTTATTAAATAAGCCTTTCCAGGATCTACACCTTTGTACTCGTAGCTTTTCTTTCCTACAGTAACATTCCAGCCATCATAATAGATTACAGAATTGATTCCTGGAATAGCTGGATATACAGTTCCGTTGATTTGATGTCCACCTTTAAGAGCCATTTCGATATCCATGGCATCAGCTGAATTAGCTAGTAATACAGTGCCTGGTCTTTTAGCAGCTCTAGAGTCTTTTACTGCTTGAGCTAATGTTTTATACATCCCTAACCAAACTGGATCTCCATCTGAACCTTGGAAAGCTGTTTTATTTGCAGCTTTGTAATTAAAGTTGATAATTGGATATAAGTGTAGGTGATTTAGCAACGCATTATAAGCTTCACCCATAGATTTATTAAGCATTTCAACTTTGAAAGTCTCATTAAAGTCTATCATTTTCTTTGTGTATTCAAATCCTGTAGAATATGTTCTGATTCTAGCAGTTGGCCCTTGTTCTGCAGCAATGCTGCCGAATTTAACCTCGTCACCTTCCATATGTTCTAAGAATACACAACTTCCGGACAATGCCCACTTTGCGTCCAATACTTCTGGAAGGTTTGGGTCTGATATTTCATCATATATTGGTTTATACAATAACTGAACCTGCTCTTTGCCAAGTTCTACATCAAGAACCACCTTTCTTAGCAACTCTTTTAATTCTGAAACTGAACCAAAGTTAATCATTTCCCCTAGAGGTTTGTTGAAGTCTAAAAGCTCCATTTCCCCATTAACAATTTTTTTATCTGCATAGTCAACTTCTCCAGCTACTACGAATGGAACTTTTTCTTCTACACTTTGTTTTCTTCTTTGTTCTAAAAGCGTATCTTGGCTAATTACTTTAAACATTTATCCTTCCTCCTTATTATCCTTGTTGTGGAAGCAATATAAAACGAATTACATTGCTTGCATCTTTACTAGCTGTTACCCTTCCTACAAGTCGGTACTCTGTAGCGGGAGTTCCACCATCATCTGCAGCAGTTGTAAACTTACTGCCATCCCAATAGACTTTATCTCCCTTATCGAATGCATCAGTAGTAACGATATTGTCAGTTTCATATTCTGCTTGTTCGATTGATAGAGTTACTTCTGCAGTTTCACCTGCTCCAGTTTCTACGCTATCCATTGCCAATCCAAAAAAGCCATCAAGTAATACAAAGGTTTGTGCCTGAATAATTGTTTCGGCCGGAACTGTAACTTTTACTGACTTGCCATCCCCCACCTTTGCTCTTGCAATAGATACCTGTGTACTTGGTATTGGTTGTCCTATATATGTCACTTTTTACTCCTCCTAGTACAATATATTTGTAACAAAAAGTTACATCATTTCTTTATTTATTGAGTTTTACACATGAACAACAATTTTATATTCGAATTTATTGTTCGTGTTCTTGCCTTTAAAACTTAATATTTAAATCCGGTATAGACACCAGTCAATTCTTTAGTTATTCTATTACTGAATAAGAGGAAAAATGATCACCTCCTAGGGCGAAGCCTACAGGTTTCTATACCCGCAATAAAGACGATTACTCCATTCAGTGATGATTTATGAGTTGGCTGGTTGGGACCGGTTTTCGGTATACCTGTGTCACATGCTAGGTTGTGTACTCACTGTTTAAATGGATCTCTTATGTCACTACTTGATGAAAGGAGCAACATAAATGTATTATTTTGATTTTATCAGTGTCGGTATTGATGTTGGAGCTGATTTTAGCTGGATATCAATACTTACACCTGATCACAAACCCGTAGTAAAACCTTTTAAAGTTACTCATGATAGTATTGATTCCCTTGAAAAGACTGTTTCTACAATTAAAAAAGCAGAAGAGTCTAATTCTATGAAAGTTCGCATCTTTCTAGAATCTACGGGAATCTACCATTTCCCACTCTTCTGCTACCTGAAAGAATCAGGATTTGAGGTTTTTGTACTCAATCCTCTTATTACTGATTCTAACAAAAATGCAGGTATTAGAAAAGTAAAAAATGATAAAAATGATTCTTTGCGTATTGCTAAAACTGCCTATACTCATGATTTAAAGACCTCTGTAATTCCACCAGACATTGTAATTAACTTGCGTTCACTTACTAGGGAATATTATCATCTTGTTGATTCTAAAACTGCTTATGTTAATAAACTACATAAGGAGCTTCGCTTAGTTTTTCCTAGTTATAGCAAAGTTTTTTCTAGCCTTACGGGCAAGACATCACTGTTAATACTTAAAACCTATAAAACACCTGATGCTATACTTAAAGCTCCTAAAGATGAAATTATATCTTTAATAGCTTTAAACTCTCGTAAGGGCTTAAATTACGCAAAACGTAAGTACAATGCATTGATAGATGCTGCCACGCTTTCTAAGTCCTTCGGACAAAACTTAAATTCGGTTTTTCAAATCATACAACTTAATATTGAATTTATAGAAATCTTCAATTCTAAGATAGAAGCTATTTTAAAATCTATCAAAGATTTTACTGTTAAGCATGAATCACATCTTTTTATTAAGCAAATACATTTACTTGAATCTATCAAAGGTGTTGGCTTTATCTCAGCTGTTACACTAATGTGTGAGATTGGTGATTTTTCAGCTTTTAAAAAGCCTAAACAGCTTTACGCTTACTTTGGTATTGACCCTGCTGTTAAGGAGTCTGGTAAATTTAAAGGAACTAAAGTTTCAATGTCTAAGCGTGGTTCTAGACTTGCTAGGAGAGTTCTTTTTACTGTAGCTCTAGTATCTGTCAGAGGCTCTAAATCAGGTAATCCTAACAATCCAGTACTTAAGGAATATTATGATAAAAAGAAAACTTCAAAGCCCAAAATGGTTGCTCTTGGTGCTGTTATGCACAAAATATCTAACATCATATTTGCAGTACTTAGAGATAATACTCCCTTTGTTTTAAGAACTCCAGATGAGCATCGTAAAGCCTACAATTCTCATCTCTCTTTAGTAGCTTAATTCTAATTATTAAATTACTCTTAAATTAGCTAATGTTCGTGTTTGACTTTGGCTTATTAAGTGTACTCTTTTTTACAGTTTTATTTTTTAAAAATTTTTTCTGTTTTTCTATTGACTTTTACTAGCTGGTCTTTAAATTAAATATGAGCTTTTTTAAACCTTAGATTTCCACTTGTAGTCTTGCTTGAGGTTATTCCAACCCCTGCTCCTTGGTCGACATGTGTGTCTGAAAGAATTTTTTTCATCAGATCATCTGCAAGAATCTTGTCAACTTCGCCTGCAATAATCTCTTCTGTGGCTCCTTCATCGACTTTTAACATTTTTTTAACTAGACCTTGGGCCATTTCTCCTGTTACTTTTTCTTGTACAACCTTATCTATTGTCTTAGAAAGATTGTCTTTGGTAGATTCCTCTAGTGCTTTTTTGCTTTCTTTTGCTGCTTCAACTACATCCATTTCTCCACTAACTCCTAAAGCCTCTTTTACCTTGTCAAGAGTATCTTTAGCTTCTATGGCTTCTTTGATTTCTTCCATTTCACCAGCTAACTTTTCTGGTGTAATAGCCATTTCTCCAAGTACCTGGTTGTATGTTACCTTTCCGGTTTGAAGTAGGCCATTTAAATTGCTTATCAATTCTTTGAAGTCCATATTATTACCTCCTTTATTAATTTCTCCTGCAGGTGATGCAGGTTCATAAACTCTTTTCTCAACCACCTCTGTCTTTTCGCCTAGTTTTACCTCTTGATTATCTATAGTAAATGGAATGCTGTATAACTTAGTCGGTTGTCCTTGCTGTTCATGCTCTACTATGACTGTGTTGTTATCATATCGAATGCTTTTTACCCATACATAGCTACCATTTCCATTAGCGTTGAAGTATACTTTTGCAGCTTCTCTTAAATCGTTTCTTAGCTTTTCAAATGTACCATCTAATTGTTCTCCTGCTATATCATTCATTTCCATGCCCACAATCTTCGTTGGCATGCCTGGACGATGCAAAGGAGTCCAGTCTATAGATAGCGGTTCATATCCTACTACATCCATTTCTCCTGTTATTTGATTCTTTTTTAAATCTGGAAAGCCAAATATACTTACTTCTTGAATTCTCTTGGTTCTTATCCAACGCTTTAAACTCTTGGCATCTGCGTCGATCAAGCCTCTAAAATAAGCATTATTTCCTCTCATTTCAGCTCCTATCCAGTGAGTTACCGGAGGAACAAACTCTGTAGATATGTCTTCTGCTTTTTGGTGTCCAAGAAAGCCATTTAGAGTATGCTCTATAGTGTAATCAACTATATCTTTTAGAGCTTTAGGAGTATAATTCCAGCCTCTTTTACTCTTTCCTGCTGGTATTTCCACAACTACTTCCAGCGGATCATCGTCCAACTGTTTCATTTGCTCAATATCAACGTTTTTCGCTAAAGGTATGTCTCCTGGAGCAATACTTGTCAACATAGCATTTACATTGTCTATTTCTCCTCTAGCAATTCTTTGTTCACCAGCTAATACTTTTACCTTCATTATTTGTTTTCACCTCCTTTAGCTATGTGGCATAATTTTGTTGATACCACTCTTCTAAATCTGGTTGAGATGAAGGATTCTTCTCCCAAGCCTTTAATCTGTTAAGTAGCTCTTCTGGCTCTTCATTTATTGTAGTCATTATGCATAGACAGTTAGGATGAAAAGGATAATCTGGTGCTAAGTTTAAAGGATATCCGCCTGGGCCAAGTCCATGTTTATCCGCTGTACATATTACGTCGCAAATATCATATTTAGGATGGCTGGCGGATAATATGTATTTAATTCCTCTACTTGCTGGATTAAGAGAAGCCGATTTAATAGTCCCCATTCCATATGCTGATGTCATTTCTGTTCTTGCTAATCTTAGAGATTCGTAACATATATCATCTGGAACTCTGCCTGGCATTCTCGCTTGCATGTTCAGGTAAGACTCAGCAAATGTTTTAGAGCCTTTCTTTACGTATTTTTCTATAGCACTAGCTACAGTTACGCAATCCTCTCCGCTTGCTACACCAGATACTAGTATGTTGTTGATATTTTTTCTGTAGTTTCTGTTCTTGTTCCATATATGCTCACTTAGTTTAAGTCCATATCTACTCCTTGACCACATAGCTTCTACTGCATCTGCATTCATTTTGTAAAATGTATTTTCTATTATCGTTTTACTTATCTTGGTTATTCCTGCTTTCTCGACCAAATCTATTGTTACTTGCTTAGAATAAAAAGAACCGGTTTCTACGTTCTTCTTAATGTACTTATCAAAATTAAAAGTTAGTTGGTTGTTTAAATCATCAATCATTTTTTTAATTTCACTTTGTATTCTTCTAAGTCTAGTCTCGTCAAAAGGTTTTAGATTGCCTTCTGCTATCTGCAGTGATATTCTCCTAGATATATCTTCATACATTTCTCTAATATCCTGCTCTTGGTCTAGTCTTAGCTCCATAAATTCCTTTCTTTGCTGCAGTGCCCATTTTTTATATGGACCACTCTCTTGTATTAAGCGGTCAATGCCTTTTTTACTCATCGCCATCACCTGCTAAAGCTTCATCTATCTCAGTAACCTCATCTACCCATCCTTCATAATCTCGAAATCTGTTTCTTAACCTTCTAGTTCTCATTATCTTTTCTCTTTCTCCAGCAACCTCTGGATCATCTGATAGATAGTCTCCCATGGTAT